GCAGCCACCTTTGATGGCGTGACATCTGTCACAAATGCAACCGCGTCTACATCAAAAACAACAGGTGCTCTCAAAGTAACAGGTGGTGTAGGTGTTTCTGGAGCACTCTATGGTGCCGCAGCCACTTTTGATGGTGTGACATCTGTCACAAATGCAACCGCGTCTACATCAAAAACAACAGGTGCTCTTCGAGTGACTGGAGGAGTAGGTGTGGGGGGGAGTCTTTATGCAACGACACTATTTACCGATCAAAATATTACACACACAGGTGACACAAATACATATATAGGATTTCCAACCACCGATGCATTCAGAATAGTAACTAATAACAGTGAGAGATTGCGAGTTGATTCATCGGGCAATGTAGGTATAGGTGGAGCGAACCCTGCGTACAAATTGGACGTCCGTGGTACATCTAATGTGGGCGCCCTTACGGCTACTACCGTCACAGTACCCAGCGACGGAGACTTCATTATGAATAGTAAACCATTAGTTCCAGCATCAGGTCTCCACTGGGATCGGGTAAATAATAGACTTGGTGTTGGAACAAACTCCCCAGCTACCAAACTCCATGTCGCGGGTGGTACAATCATAAACTCGGATGGGGTTGCTAAAAAGACTTACTCATATTCAGGGGAATTGTCCTCTGGTCAGACAATTGCAAATTCAACAATTAAAATCACATTTAGTGCACACGTTTTCTATGCAAAGATCGTCGCACACCTCGTGGAATCTGACAACGAAGTCAGTACACTCTCACTTGAGTGTGGTGGTGGTAACTGGTCCGGTGGAACACCACTCGCAATCGCCAAGGGTCCGCAGGCGATATTTGGTAGTACAAGTACAAATCCTTGGAGCTCAACCGTGACGACAAGTGCAACAGAGGTAACCATCAAGCCAACAACCAACATGGCCGTAGCTGGACATTACAATGTTTTCATTGAATACATTTCCCAAAGTAGTTCAGGGGTTGTATCAAAAATTACAGAAGGTTCAACAGACGTTGTAACATTTGGATACTAAAAACATAACTCTAACTATTAGATGTCCAGATCAACCCATATACAGACAGTTCACGGTGATCTGTATATGGGTTCTAACCTAAAAATGGTCTACAGGTACTACCAAGGAATATCTCGTTCTCTCCGAACATTTGCCTCCATAAATACTGTAATTCAAAACCCACACGAATATTAAATATAATTTCTTTGAGGAAAACCTAATCAAAAAAATTATACATGTATAATAACAGATGGCAACGACCAATATTCAGAGTTTTTCCGGCGATGTCGAAGTTGCTGGCGAATTGACTGTTACAGGTCAGCTGAATTCAGTAACCGGATCTGATAAAGTCAAGCTTACAGCTACAACTAGCAATGAAACGGACTACATTCCGGTGGCAAAGAGTAGAACTGGTGCTCAGGCGCTGTATACAGATTCCAATCTAACTTATAACCCCGCAAACAATGTGATTGCTGCTAACCTATCCGGTAACGTATCGGGTAACGTATCGGGTAATGTGTCGGGTAATGCCGCCTATGCAACCAATGCAGCCTATGCAAACAGTGCGGGGTCTGCAACCAATGCAAGTTTTGCGACTAATGCGACGCACGCAAACAAGGCCAATGCTGTTGCGTTTACAGACAGGGACAGTACTGATACCACCGACTACATCGCATTTACGGATAATCACGACGCTGGAGACAAGGCACTTTTTACAGACTCTAACCTAACTTATAACCCCGCAAACAATGTGATTGGTGCTAACGTCTCAGGTAATGCCGCCTATGCAAACAGTGCGGGGTCTGCAACAAATGCAAGTTTTGCGACTAATGCGACGCACGCAAACAAAGCCAATGCTGTTGCGTTTACAGCTAGGAACGCTAGTAATAACACTGACTACATCGCATTTGTAGATACAGCCAATGCCGGAGATAAAGCCCTCTTCACAGACACTAACCTCACATATAACTCTTCTACAAATCAGATTGGTGCTAACCTCAGTGGTAACGTGACAGGTAACGTCTCGGGTAATGCCGCCTATGCAACCAATGCAGCCTATGCGAACAGCGCGGGGTCTGCAACCAATGCAACTTTTGCGACTAATGCGACGCACGCAAACCAGGCCAATGCTGTTAAATTTACAGATAGGGACAGTAATGATGTCACCGACTACATCGCATTTGTGGATAATCACGACGCTGGAGACAAGGCACTTTTTACAGACTCTAGCCTAACTTATAACCCCGCAAACAATGTGATTGGTGCTAACGTCTCAGGAAATGCCGCCTATGCAGCTAACGCGGGTTACGCAAACAGCGCGGGGTCTGCAACCAATGCAAGTTTTGCGACTAATGCGACACACGCGAACGCTGCAAATGCTGTTAAATTTACAGCTAGAAATGCTACTGATGCCACCGACTACATCGCATTTGTAGATACAGCCAATGCCGGAGATAAAGCCCTCTTCGCAGACACTAACCTCACATATAATTCGTCGAACAATAAGATTGGTGCTAACATCTCAGGTAATGCCGCCTATGCAACCAATGCAGCCTATGCGAACAGCGCGACACACGCGAACGCTGCAAATGCTGTTAAATTTACAGACAGGGACGGTAGTAATAACACCGACTACATCGCATTTGTGGATACTCACGCCGCTGGAGACAAGGCACTCTTTGTCGACCAAAACCTAACTTATAACTCTTCTACAAACCATATCAATGCAAATGTACCTTATGCAACCAACGCAGGTTACGCGAACAGTGCAGGGTCTGCAGGTAATGCGAGTTACGCAAACAACGCAACAAATCTTGGTAGTAGAGGACTTTCCGAGGGTGCAAATGGAAGTACAATTGTTGCGAGAGATGGTTCCGCTGACATATTTTGCCGACTCTTAAGACCAAATTACACTAATCAGAACACTATCAGTGGTGCGATGGCGTACAGAGTCAATAATGGCAACGACAACTATGTGCGTTTCTGTAGTAATACTGGTTCAATCAGGGGATATCTTAATGTCCCAACGAGAACTGGTGGAGATGCATCAGGTACCTGGTCAATCAGTGTTAATGGGAATGCAGCCTATGCGAACAACGCAGGTAACGTGAACATTGCAAGTCGTGATTCGACAAACAGTGACACACATTATCCCATATTTTCAACATCACATGGTGATGGTCAAAACTCCTTGTATACAGACAGTAATATGTACTATAATCCGGCAAATGCNTNNCCTANNCGNNNAGTGCAGGTTACGCGAATAGTGCAGGTTCCGCAACCAATGCAGGTTACGCGAATAGTGCAGGTTACGCGAATAGTGCAGGTTACGCGAGTAATGCGGGTTATGCAAACACTTCAACATACGCAAGTTACCCTGTGGCAAGTGGAACTGTCCAGTTGTCGCATTACAATTATCGAAACACACAGTACAGTACCTATTCTGCAAACTTTGTAAATATACTTACAACTACCGCAAATGTATTCGAGGGAAGTCGTGGCCACAATTGGATGGTTATAGCTCAATTTAACACCGAACAACCAGGTGCTGGATATGACGCCTCTGAGGTTAGAATCGCTGGCGCTGACCTCGTAGTGGCGCAAAAGTCGTGGGAGCGTGGAGAGGGTGGGACAGTTGTTTCGATGTCGAACTATTCGACGGGGAACGGTGCGGTGAGTTTCTACGCCCAGGTTAGACGTGTTTCTTCGGATGACATACTTTACTGCAATTCAGTTAGCGTCATCGCGTTGCAGCGAAAATACTAGGTACGTAATATTTTTTTATTTTTTATATCATAATTATACATATATGAACACAGTAGATGTAGCTCATCTTATACAAACACTTAGACCTGGTGCCCAATACAGTGTAAGTGATAATGATTATGATCAAATCGATTGGTATGATACAAACCAGACCAAACCAACACACCAAGAATGTATAGACGCAGTTCCGGAATATAGAGCCTCACGAGCACTTAAACTTTTTCGTAAAGAAAGAGATAAACTCTTAACTGAGAGTGACAAATACGCGACACCGGATTATCCTCATAAATCAGAAGAAATACGAAATGCATGGATCACCTATCGTCAGACACTCAGAGACCTCACCGAAACAAGGGTAAGTGAAATTGTTTTAGATGATACGGGTAGAGAACTTGAAGTTTTCAACTGGCCGGCGAAACCGAAATAACCATTTTATACACCAGTGAACTTAAAAAAAACTCTCACTATACTATAAAATGTCTGGTGGTATTGCCCAACTCGTTGCCGTCGGTGCCCAGGATGCGCACCTCGTCGGCCAGCCCGAAATCAGCTTTTTCCGTAGTACCTACAAGCGCCACACAAACTTCTCCCAAACCGTGGAACGCCAGGTGATCCAGGGGAATGTCTCCAATGGGGGTATGTCAACTGTCCGCTTCGAACGCAAGGGTGACCTTCTCAGCTATGTGTACCTCGTCCCCAATGATGGCTCCGCTGCCCAGGGATATAGCGCCGCCGATTGGCGCACCAAGATTGCCAAGGTTGAACTCCTTGTGGGTGGTCAGGTCATTGATGATCAGGATTCTACCTATTCCACACTCATTGCCCCAGTGCTCTCAGCCACAAACTCTTCCAAGTCGGTCGCGGGTGACCTCTTCGGTGGTGCCAATACCTCTCGATTCTACCCACTCCGCTTCGCCTTCTGCGAAAACCTCCAAACCGCCCTCCCCCTCATTGCCCTCCAGTACCACGATGTGGAACTTCGCATCACTTGGGGCTCTGCGGCTGCCACTGATAAGTGGGATGTCTACGCCAACTACGTCTACTTGGACACCCAAGAGCGTGAGTTCTTCGCTTCCAACCCACAAAACATGATCATCACCCAGGTTCAAAAGGCGACCGCCTCTGCGACCAAAATTCAAGAGCTCAACTTTAACCATCCAGTGAAATATCTCGCTGCGGGTAAGGCCTCGGCCCTCGAAATCCTCAACGATGACAACAAGCTCAAGCTTCAAATCAACGGGACTGATGTCGCGGACTTCAAGTTTGCGGATCCAAACTTCTCCCACGTCCCACTCTATTTTAACACAACCAACTCCGCCAAGCCAGCGACCCTCAAGACACTCTTCGTGTATCCATTCTGCTTGGAAACTGGCAAGCTTCAGCCCACGGGTACCCTCAACTTCTCCCGCCTTGACTCTGCGCGCATCGTGAACGACACCCGTGATTGCGACGACGATATTTACGCCGTAAATTACAATATTCTCCGCATAGAGAATGGTATGGGTGGCCTATTATATTCTAACTAATTAATAAAACACATGTGGAACATAGTATTCCTCCTCGCCATCGTTTTTGTATTGACGTACGATCCCAAATCCAGGACACTCGAAAAGTATGTTGGTGTGCCAACCCCACCAACCCAGAAGTCCTGTGAACCTACGCATTACCAAGCCGTGCAATTTGCCCAAAGTCCCTATGAATGCCCTTCAACAGGCCATGCACTTACTTAAAAAGAAGGGATACAATTAAANNATAATGATTCCAATGGACCGCGAAACCCTCATGATGATTGCCACAATTGTCGCGATCGCTGGTGTTATCTTCCTTTTCAGGGAGATGAATAAGGCCAAAACCGATGTCGAAAACCTCAAGAACTTCTCAGCCCACTTGGTGCAACGCCTCAGTGCCCCAGAGTCACGACCAGTCGCCGAACCTGAAACTGAAACTGAAACCGAGTCCAAAACTGAGGAGAAAGAGGAGGAATAAACATATCAGTTTATTATAACTTGCGAATGCGCAATGAAAAAATACAAAGCTATAGCGATACCGGTCAGTTTTGCTGATGACAAGCCCCGGTTTCTCACGGTGAGAGATCGGCGCTTCAAGGATTGGATATTTGTCACAGGTGGATGCAGGCGGAGAGAGATCTTTAACCCCCTCCGTTGCGCTCTTCGGGAACTTGAGGAAGAGACCAGGGGTACGGTTGCCCTCAAGAATGGTGAGTATACCGAATTCAAGTTCACTGTGAAGGAGAGTCCCACGGTGGACTTGGAGTACAATGTATTCGTCTTTTTCGTGAATTATAACAGATCTCAACAACAGACACTCGTAAAAAAGTTCTATGAAGAGAAACAAAAGACTAACCTAAAGAAAATCAATAAACAACCAATAAAGAAGACTTTTGATGAAAATGACTATATGAGTTTTGATACTCTCGAGGAGTTCAATACCCGCAAGCGGTGGAAACTCATCATAGATAATGTTCTTAAAAATCCAGAGTTTTATTCGTGTGTGAGTTCCCTCAATAGAAAAACATTCTCTATAAAGTAGAATGAAGTCAAAAGCTTACATTTTAATGCAGATTGGAGAACTCCTTGAAAAGAACAGAGGTCTCTGTCCACAGGAAGTGGAAGAGTGGATAAAGGAAAATGAAGATAAGAAGGTCTATGAACTCCTTGTTATAAAGAAAGAACTCACGGAATCACCTAAAGAATACACAGACGTTTCTGTCATGAGGTGGTTTAGAGGTTAGACGCGATACAAAGGTATGTTTAAAAAGTGGTGTACACAACAAAAATTTAATAATGCAACCAATCTATCACATGTGCTCATGGACGGTGGTGTCCTCTCCGTGCCATTTGATAAATTGAATGAGTTTCACGAGAAGTATATAGAGGCTGTAAAGTCTGGTGAAAAACTCTTTGTCGTTGAACAGAAGAGTCCTCAGTACAACTTCTTTGTGGATATTGACTACAAGGACNNNCGTTCTCTCACCCTCGATGAAATTCGGGATATCTGCAAGATCATCTGTGATAAAGTGAAACGCCATGGTGGAAAGAATTGCCTTGTTTCTGTGTCACCACCAAAGACGGTCGGGAAGTATACAAAAACAGGAGTACACCTCAATTGGCCAGAGTTCGTCGTAGATCAATCGTCGGCCATTGCTCTTAGGGAACATATCCTTGTAGCACTCTCAAAGGCCAAGGGTGGTACGGATTGGAATGAAATCGTGGACGCAGCAGTCTATGGCGATGTTCGTAGAAAGTCCAAAGGGAGTGGATTCCGTATGCCATGGTCTCACAAGATGGCAAAGCACACCCAGTGTGGTGGTCAGGGGTGTCCAGAATGTCAGGGGAAGGGGAAGGTTGTACAGGTTGCCTATCTGCCCCTATTTATTTATAACCATGGTCCACTCAGTACATTAACAAAGATTGATTCTGGACCAAACTTGGACATCCTTAAAATGTCCTCCATTCGAACGGACGAGCCACAACACATCACAGTGGAACCACCCTCCACCGTCATCAAGGAGGGCTCCTTTACAGATGCTCAGACGAGGGATGAAATTGAGAATGATGAACTCAAGGGTCTCATTGAAGACTTTGTACAGAGGAATATGGAGGGGCAGTCCACCTCTGTAGTAACAAAACTTTTTAAGCACAAGGAGACTTACCTTGTTTCAACCAACTCTAAATATTGTGAAAACCTCAAGAGAACGCATAGTTCCAATCACGTGTGGTTTCATATCAGTGGTTCTTGTATTGCTCAAAAGTGTTTCTGTCGCTGTGAAACGATTAGGGGGAGACGTGATGGTTTCTGTAAAGACTTTTATGGTCGCAAACANACACTCCCTCCAAAAGTGGTTGAGAAGTTGTATCCCANGAAGGAAGAACTCAAAAAGTGTCCAGAAATCAAAAAGTTTGAAGAGAAACNCCAGATTAAACAAAGTGATGTAAAGGGTCCCCTTGAATCTTTTATGCACAGATGTATGAAGTGTCCAGANGGGACTCGTGTCGTAAGTATCACACAACAGAAGAGTGGTTTCACAGCTCTCACAACTTCAACCTATTGTGAGACAATTAAGGGTGACCACCAGGACTGTACAATGTCATATGTCATCAAGGGTACAAAAATTACCCAAAAGTGCCCAATTTGTAAAAAGAGTACCGCCAGAACACATGAACTTAGTGGCACTGTCAAAGAAGCTCTTAATAAGAAAGATACTTAAAAGGTAAACAGCTTTAAATAATTAAATGGTCCAAACAAGAACACGATCGGGGAGACAGATAAAGAAACCCGAAATGTATCAACCCGAAGAGACCGNACTTGAAGATGATTACTCTCCAGAAGAGCATGATTCGGATATTGGTTCGGACATTGACACAGAAGATGAATATTACTCAGATGACGATAGTGAAGATGACGAAGATGACGATGATAGCCTAAAAGATTTTGTTGTGGATGACGACGAAGCGAGTGAAAGTGAGGAAGAAGACACTTAAAAAAAACAAGGGCTATATTAAAAATGGAAACTGATATTGGAAATCCAATTGATTATAATCCCGCAAATGATCCATTTAAAACTCAAGAAGAGAAGAATGAAGATAGTACACCGATCGATGATCAACAATACTATTTTCAACCTCCTGAAATGATGTATCCACCACCGCCACAACATTTTCCATTGGAAAA